TAAAGAAACGGATCGGGCAATACCTAGTGTCTGTCCACGGTCCACATACCCGTAGACACCTGACCTCGCCCACTGTGTTGTCCCTGGATTCGCTGGACCAACCCAGTCGGAATCGGGATCATCCCAAATGGCATCGTTGATACCTGAAGCACTGGGAACAGCATTGAACTTAAAGTTCTTCACAGTGACTGTCGGGTCATAATCTGAATAAGAAATGACAGGCAAGTCATAACCTTGATCAACTTGCATCAAAGCCTCAGTGCGTCGCCAACGTTTCTTGATCGCTGGCTCCCCCAGATCAACCCAACGGGTCTGATACCAAGCATCAATCGGCTTAATTCCCAGTTCGGGACCAAAGTTGTCGTAGTACTGTCCAGCCACATCAACCTTGAACACCAGGTTTGTGCCGTACACATACGCCAGACTGTCAACAGTTCTGTAACCACGACTGTAGGGACCGAGTTGCAGTGAGTATTTCGTCCATGACCCACCTGTTTTCAGGTTGGGGTCAAGAACAAACGTGACACCTCTGGGGGGTGTCGGGTCATCTGTCCACGGCACTGAAACCCACAACCGATTGTTGACCCAACCCATATCAACTTTGTCGGCTTGTGATCGGGGAATGTCACCGTCACGCAACGCAGGCAAAATCTGACTAAAAACGTTTGTAACATTTCGACCCGTGTAAACATTTACACCTGATGAGTGGTCAAAAAAGAACACTCCCGCTGGGGTTGCAATAGTCGCTGCATGGGAAACAGATCCAACCGTGTTGGAGACATTGACCATGCTGAAAGTTTCAGCCGAGTCACCGTAGATGGCGTATACCGAGTCACGTTTAAAAATGAGCAGTTGATCGCCAAACGGGACCATTGCTGTGATTGGATCAAAGTCTTTGCCTTCATCGATATCGATGAAATCGTCTGTACGCCAGTTTTCACCCGAGTTGTCAAAAGTGTTAGCCCATGAGAAACGGATGCGGTTGGGGAAACTGTTTACGCCGCCAGCACCCTCATAAGTGCTGGCAACCCACATGTAACCTGCATGAACAGCAGTATGGTCGGCTCTAATGACATTGCCGCTGGTGGGAACGATTGTGTCGTTGAAAAGGTTACCCATTACGGAGGCTATGGAACCAGTGAACTTGGCTACATCAGCGTTGCCTCTAGCCCAGTAACAGTTGTTGTTGAACGTGACAGGACAAACATCTTTTGTTGCGGAACCAAGACTGGTTCCGATTGTCGTCCAAACCGATGGGACGCTGCTGTACACAACAGTGCCAACCTGCGCCATTGTGTGAATTGTTCCTGAAGCGTTGAACGTCCAAATACTGTCGGGAGAAGCAGCCAAAGGGGTATTTGAAAACGGTGTTACGCCACGTCGAACCTGAAATCCTCCACGACGATCCAAGTCAACGTTTATTAGGTCGGGTGACTCGTTGTCACCCAACTTGAAAGCATCTGAAACAAGGTTGATTCCACCCGTAAAGTCGCGCAGCGAATACAGTTGGGTCCGCTTAGGAGAAGTCCTCATAACAATCAGTCAAACGGGAAATGCAGTCGGCCTGGTTGACGAACCCGAGGGCCACCACCAAGCACAAGCGGATAAGCACCAGGGGCATCGCCGTACTGCTTTTTCAACACATCCATCTCGGCGTTAAACGCACTGATGAACTGCTGTGCCATCTCAGGATCTTCCTGCTGCAAATACGCCATACCCACCAGATACAAACGGATAGCGTCATGGAAGTCGTCAGGGAAATCAGGTACTGCACCTGCACCATCAGCAACCCAATCGTCAACCTTGCGGTAGCCACGCAGATTCAAAGTGTCAGCCATGTCGGGTGTTGGGTACAGGCGGAGAGTGTCGCCCCACACGTTGTAGAACGTTACAAATCCACTAGACGTTTGATAGGGAAGGTACGCTGCTTCAGCCTCGTCACGACCCATAAAGGTCAGACGACGGTCGTTGCGTACAATCGAAACAACTTCGTCGGGAGTGGGACTGAGAGCCGACAGTGCGTAATCGCGTGTTCCGCCAGTAGTTGTCAAAACCCATGAGGTTTCAAAGAACGGCCAACGTTTGCGGCTGCGAGAAATCTTGATTGAAGCATCCCTGGCCCAAACATCAAGCAACTCGTTGGGGATTTCAGATTCATCCAAATCCAAGTGCTGACGCACATAAACTCGCATTTGATCTAGTGTGTATGCCATTACAGTTCACCCCGAGAACGAAGATGTCCGACACACCATTCAGTCCCTTTAGCGGGTCGTGCCCCACAGGGATCGCCTGCCTTGTTGGTGTCTGCACACCCACCAACGGCCTGCACGACTGTTGGTAGTGATGATCCTGAGCCGATTGCGGGAACAGCAGAGTTTTGGAATTTGACTCGGGACGAGTCGGTTGTGCCGCCCATTGCTGGTACAGCATTTGCACCGTAACTGACTGCTAGTTGACTCACAGAAACTCCCGAAAAGGTTTGTAGAACGAAACGGGGCGAGGGCCGAAACCCCCGCCCCGTAACTCATGCTTGTTGCGCTGCTATCAGGCGGTCTTAGCGGTAAGAACACCTTGGCGTGCGCGGTTGCTGATTGTGAGTTCGCCGTAACACAGGATCTGTGCGTAACGAGCATCCTGGTTGTTGGGACGAACAAACGGGGTTGGCTTGAACCAAGTGTCCGAGTGACCGACAAGACGGATGTACTTCGTGTTAAGGAAGAACATGTCGCCAGCCGTGACGTAGTTGTCATAAACGATTGGCGCACCCTTGAACAGAAGGTTCTGGAATCCACCATCAGCGGTCTTGGAGTCCATGAAACGCTCCTGTGGCTGAAGAAGATCCTCATACTTCTCAAAGAGGGTACGGGTCGTAAGGATCACGTTTGGCTGGTCGTTGCCAACTGAAACGGTGTTGTATGCAGTACGCATCTGAGCGAGCGTAAGAGCACCAGCAGTCGTGTTCTTGTGGCCAGGAGCCCACCAAGTATCAGCGGTCTGATCGATGCCGCCGATGTTGGTTGAGGACGAATCCTTGACCAACTTGGCAAGACCAAGCCAATCCTTGCCACTGTTGCCAGTGCCATCACCAGTGATAAACATTTGGTCAAACTTTTCAGTGATGGTTTCTTCAGCCTGGAACGTCTTGGCCTCAAGAAGATCAATGATCTGTTCTTCGCTGTTGTTCTGTGCTTCTTCAATACCAGAAATGGTGATCGAAGCGGCATACTGCTTCCAGTTGTACTCGGCAGCGGTGATACCAGTCTGCGGAGTCGTGGTGATCGTGTCATACGCTGAGTAAGACGCAGCAGTACCGTTCTGTCCGTAAAGAAGCGGAAGAACAATCTTCGAACCACCAGAGATGGTACGAACCTGTCCTGCTTGCTTCAGGAAGTAAACAAACGGACGTGCAGAAAACACGTTATCGACCAACTTCGGCATGTGGTTCGCCAAAGTGGTACTCAGGATTGTGTCGTAATTGACATTAGGCATTTCGGGAATCTCCTAGGTTAAATGGGCTTAAACGCCCAACGCTTTCTTTGCGGCCAGGTACGCGTCCCGAAGTGAACCGTATTGCTCAGGTTGTGCAGGGACCGTGGCCCCTGAACGGCTAGAACCTGAATGAACAACACTTGCGGCTTGACGCTTAGCGTCAATCCGTTGCTGCTCCTGCTGCTGTTGACTCCGCAGAGACTCCAACTGTGTTTGCAGCGAAGTGAAATTCATGTCTGCATAAGCGGCCCGAAGATTAGGGAAACCACCTTTGATTGCGTGAGCAAACAAAATCTGGTTATCGAAATCTCCGAAGTCACTGTGCAGCGAATCCAGTTCGTTTTCGATTTGCGCCTGGGTTGCAGCCTGCTCCTGAGCGGCAAACTTCTGCTCCAACACAGCGATGCGAGCAAGATCAGGGTCCATGTCGGCAAACGGATCTGCCTCATAGTTTTGGCCCACACCAAACGCTTCTTGAAGTGCCTGTAGTGTTCCAGTCGGATCTTGTTGTAACGCTGCGGTGATCGCTTCTGCTTCCGCTAGGCGAGTCCGCATTTCGGCCAGTTCTTGCGTCTTGCGGGTATAATCCGATTGACGTAAGTAACCGTTTCGGGCTTCATCAAGGGTGATCGGTGTTCCATCAAGTTCAAAAATGGACTCAATGGGCTCAGCCGATTCCGTGAAAGAACCGTCAGGAACCGAATCAAATGTCTCGTCAGGGGTGCTGGTTGGCGTTGAGTCGAAACTCGTTGCTTCTCCCAGTCCTTCAGAAACAAAGTCCGATTCCCCTACCGCCGAATAATCGGCGTCAGATGTATCAGTCATCATTCCTAGGGAGTCGTGCGTATCTCGCAGGTTGTTCCCTAAGAGTTAGATATGTGTGTCCCGCCTAGACGGGCTGTTGCTGTTGCTGACTAGCCATTTGCTGTTGCAACTGCATCAACACTTCAAGAGGAACATCCTCTAAACCAGTCGGTGCACCACCCTGAGCCATAGGCGTTGGCATCGGTCCTGCACTCATCGGGTCACCACCCATAGGCATAGCCATTTGCATTCCACCACCGCCCATCGGCATTGGCGACTGAGGACCACCTAAACCAGCAGCGTCCATTCCACCTGCCTGCTGTGCAGCCAAAATGTCTTGCGGATTCGCTTGTGGCGCATCAACACCAACACCAGGGTTACTTTGCATCGGCGGTTCACCGCCCTGAGGTGGCATTGCGTTTGGATCACCAGGCACAGGAGCGGGGGGTTGCTGTTGCATAAGGAACTTGCCAGGAGACTTGACACCGAAACCGTGTTGCAACACATGTTTAGCCAATGCGGCAGGGTCAATGACTGTTCCCACCAACGGTGCCAGTGAGTTCATCATTGCTACAGCCTGCTGGCGACGTTGCGTTTCGTTGTTCGGCTGAGTTGAACCGCCTTCTACAACAAAATCGAATTCGCCTTCAATGTCCTCATGGTTGTATTCAAACCAGAACTGCTGACCTTCAGCCCCAACAATGCGTGCAGCCTGCTGACCTGTCATGTACTGCTGAGCAAGTTGCAACACCTTGCGGGCGATACTGCCAATCGCAATTTCAATCAACGCCAACTTGTCCGTAGACCTGGCGTTAGAAGCATCCTGAATCATTGCTGCTTCAGTGGCGGTACGACGCACCTCAGGAGTTGAACCTCGGGCATATTCGTTTACACCCGAAACTTTGTCCATGTCGGCTTCAATGATTTGGCTGTACTGGTACAGATCCCCCGCCATTGGCGTGATCGGTACAGGCATAATCACATCCTGCAACGGCTGATTGTCGTCAATAACCTCAATAGCAATGTTGTCCTCGTTGGACTCCAAGCCTTGACGACCCTCAGGGCCCAATGCAGACGCACGATACAGATATTTGCGACCATACTTTTTACGATGGTTCATCATCTGTGAACGAGTCTTGTTGAGTTCCTGCTGAGGAGCCTCAACCATCTCCAAATCACCGATTGGGTAAAACTCATCAGGAACGTCATAGTTCGCAATAAACTCATAGGGATGCCCAAACGCATAGGGCATACTGCGAGGATCAATCAGAAAGTCATCTGCGCCTTCAGCGAACACGCACATGCAGTCGTGAACTAGATCGTAATATTCCCAGACGGTGACACGATCAATGTCACCATCCATTTTGCGTTTCTGATCTGGACTCAACCAGTCAGAAGAAATGACAGCATCAGCCTTCGTGGATCGACGTGCCTTGTAGTTGTACCGTGGATCACTGCGAACATCTTCAATCGGACGGATAATGCGTTGGGCAATCCAACGGGCATCGTCCATGCACGTCGCTTCAGGGTCAACGTACATGTCGAACGGGCTGACACGTTCCAACGTGGGACGATCTTCAACAACAACAGATTTTGTGGCAGGAATGTTTGCAGAGATTTCCTCATCAGTCGGCGTTTCCGCC